GCTTCGTGTAACCAGTATACAAATGATACTCCTCCTGATGCGATAAAGGCTCGCTGGGCGAGCCGTCCTCATCAGTGTAGCCTATGTAAATGTTTTCCTTATTCATTATTGCTGAGAACCTATCCTTACAGGTTTATTATTGATCCACTGAATAACCTTTGTGTTTTTTTCCATCCCCGGCTGGTAATACTTGGACTCAATAGAAAAAGTAGGATGTCCGGGTATCTTGTATCTGTCCGTCAAATGTATACCACGCTTCATTGGCTTACTAGCTTCACCACGGTTGTCTATCCAGTAACCACGGTAATCATAATGAGCATCTTTGTCATCAGGATTCATCCGAATCAACGGGCCGTGAACTTCCCTTACATACCTGTCAAACCAAACCTGGAACTCCTTTTCATCACCAGCACTTAATTTGGTCAGATAACTTTTATACGGTTTAACCTTCACGTTTTTCTCGTCAGCCTTAAAATAGGTGGATTGAATAGGAAAAGGTGTGCCAGCTTCGGCTAATTTTCTCGTAAAAGCTATATCTTTATATGTAGTGCCACGTTGTCCGTATGCACCACCACCCCCTTCCCACGCCTTTGCCTCAGATGGAAGAACAAACTCTGGAAAGAATTCGCGAATCATTTTATTGGCAAAAGAAGTAAGAGTCCTTGAACCTACTTGTTTAGCAAGAACTTGGGTCCCTTTTTTGAGGTCAAAATCGTCAGCAATCTGATATTCATATCCACCAGCAACCTGCTTTCGCCTTATGGTTGTTATTAGCCCTAAAGCATCGTGTAATGTTCGCCTCTCGGTACGTTCTCTCTGTTTTCCAGGGCCTTGTACCCATCCCTTCAAATGAATTTGTAGATGCTCCCATCCCTTCGATGCAGGAAATTTGGGGTTAGTTGAAGGTTTCCAACCAGATTGGCTATATGAGGTAGGCGGTGATTTCAATAAATATTCCCATTGATCAGATGATAACTCAAGTTTTCTCGGCTTGCCTTCACCACCAAGAAAATGTGCCATCAATCTTCCACCCTGAATACTGGCAAGAGATGGATCACCTATAAACTCTCCGAATTGTTCATCACTAAGGCGCTCGACTATTTTATGCACTAATTTCTTCCGCTTCTCAAGCGATAAAAACTTGGAATATTTAATTGAAGAAACCACATCCTTGAACCATTCAGGCATTGCGCGTTTACTTTCTGTCATTACGCTTCCGCCCAATCTCCTAGAAATAAAGCGTCTACCTGACTGGTAGATACATCTAAAACTTCCATCGCACTTATATATACCTCCGGCGGGATGTAATCAGTAGCACCCTCAGAATGCAATACGGTAAATAATAAATTGAGACTGGACATTATTTCACCAATAAGATCCACTACCTCCATACGCATATCAGCCGTCACTACCCTTTAACTCCTTCTCACGCTCGGCAATTACCTTCGCCCTTTCCTTTATCGGCGTACCAGCTACCATTACGTTTACCTGCGTCTGCTGAACACCACCACGCTCACGATACCTGTCAGGCGCTAATGCCTTTAACTGAAACGCACGCTCAGAAAAATTCTTGTCCACTAACGCATTGCGGAAACTTACCCGCTCTAAATCCTCCAATCGCTCCGAATCGTGATGACCCTGTATCTGCTGCACCGCATACTTGAACATCGGCTCCTTGTTCATCACGTTGACAACACTGCGCGGATGAATACCAAACTCGTCAGCCGCCGTAGCTAAAAAACCACCACTATGATTCAAAATGCTCAAAAATTCCGCATACTTCGACGGCGGTAACTTGGACCGCTTTGACTCCTTACGTACCGTCGTCTTGAACCATTCATCATATAAAACAGACTGGCCCTGTGATGGATTGGATCGCGTAATAGACGTATTCACTTATGAGAATATACAACTTTTTGTACTGCAAATTCAAACAAAATTGCGATGCCAAAAAAAGTACGCTGGGAGTAAAAGCGATACATAGGGGGCGGGCGGGCGGCATACCCCTCCCCGCC